GAAAGCCTAGAACAAAAGATTATTAATATTGTTGTTGATCAGGAGACTTACGAAGAGGCTAAGAGACAGGTGACACAACTAAAGTTCTTGTGTGCAAACTGTAACCGTCTTCGCAAATTTAAGGAAGACAACAAGGGCAAGTAGTTGCCTGAGCCTCTGTAACTCAGTGGATAGAGTAGGAGCCTTCTAATCTCTTAGTCGTAGGTTCGATTCCTACCAGGGGCACTTCATACTTACTAGGTTCTGGAAACATGTCAGCCAGGATAGTTTCTTTTAGTAGGGTAAACGATTTGTCTTCGCTAGATATAAACGGATAGTCATTTCCAGTATAAGAGAGTTCGTTCATATAACTTTCACGATGGTATCTCTTAACGTCTGTAATCGTCTCTGACGCTATTTGATAAAGGTTACCATATATAGACCTGGTCTGAAATGGCAAATAAGCAATGTCAGCCAATTTTTCTTTATTGAGTATCATTGGCACGTGGATATCGTAGTCAATTGGGTTTTTTATTCCAAGTCTTTTTAGGCAATCCATGGTTTTCTTTAATGAGATCACATATCCAGATGTAGGATTTACTTGGCGGTATCTAGCGATTTTGTCAGACAACAATCCACCGCTATAGGTCTTAAGTCTTTTAACAGGCTTGATCAAAAAGAAATCATCGTTCATATAGATAAAGTTCTTAGAAACCTCTGGATGTTTTGCTACAGCACCCAGGGCATAGCGAATGTTGTTAAACTTAGTAGACTTATCTTCTACAGGAATGAAGTCACCAACATACCAATCTGGTTTATATCCTACAACCCATATACGGCTCTCTGGCAGGTTTTTAACTACAGATCGAATAGAATATCTAAGTTCTTCGTTTTCACCTTTACGACAGATGTAGACTATGTCCATAACGATTAGGCTATCGAACTATTGACCCACAGACCAGTGGATGCTTGGTACTTAAGAACCTGACCGTCTTGTGGGTCGGTAATCTTTACATTGTGAAGTTCTTCAAGTTCATACCCATTCTGGACCTTTACAAAAATCTGACCATTGACCTGTTGACCCCTCGTTACAACTCCGAGGTATACAAGGTGAGCAGGAGCCACAGGCTTACCAGCAAGACCAAAGATCAGTGCACCATTAACTCCAAGCCAAATAGGATCTCCAGTGTTTGCAGAAGACGTGTCGAGTCCCTCAAGAAGACCTTCTGTAATCACAAATCCGAATTCATTTGCACCGATAGTTTCAGCCATAATACCCATGGTCTTAGATGAAGTGGTTTCCGAGGCATTGGATGCTACGCCAACTGGGATGTTGGTAGAACTATTATTAACAATCTTGGTGTACACTGGGGTACCTTTAGTAATTGTTGCTCCATTAGCATTCTTTACAATGTGCTTAACAGTACTTGTATAGTTTTCGATCCACTCAGTGTTATAGTCACTTCCGTCTACCTTTGCCAAAATGTCTCCAGCAACTCCACCAGGAGGCACTCCAGGTCCAGCAGGACCCTCTGGTCCAGGAATTCCATCAGTGTGATTCGTAAATCTAGACATTAGTTACCACTCTCAAGATTGGTTTTCATTACAGCAATCTTAGAGTTATTGGTATCTGTGATTGCGAACAAGCCATCTCTTCCTTGAAGTTCCCAAGAAATTGCGTGTCCAGGAGCAATACGATATCCATAGTTTGAAGAGGTAACCCCTTCTCCACCAAGATAAACATATGCAGAAGAGTCAACATTTTGGATCGTAATGTCCATGCCAGAGTGTAGGACTGCTGGGGTAAGCCTAGTGGCGGTAGAGTTGCTAAGTGTTGTAAGTGCGTGAGTAGTCATATGACTATTATACACTAGTTATTCTGATAGTAATTGATAAGCCCAGTTGAGAACATCTACAGCAATCTGGTCATTAGCCATGTCTTTTTGGTGCAAAAGGGCACGGAACTTTTCGAAGAAGTGAATTCTTTCATAGGCGATGGCAAGATCAAACACTTGCTCTCCAGCAGGACCAAGAACACCAACTAGCCTAGTTACTTCACGTAGAATTTCTTCGGAATCCATTCTACAATTATACCGCTGTTTTCTGGTATAATTATTATATGAATAATTGTACACTTTGTAATGGTGAATTGGTAAATATCATCTATGGATACCCAACACCGAAGTTAATTGAGATGGCTAAGACTGATGGCATTGTCCTGGGAGGCACACCAAAGGGCTTCAGACCTACTCACTACTGCCATGCTTGCCAGGAACAGTTTCCACAGAATGACCCTGCGTATCCAGACTTCTCGTATCAAGATCTTTAAGCACGTTTTCTAGGTATGCACCACGTCTAAACATGGCTACGATTTCTTCCCCTGTAACCTCATAGTCAAAGTCGTCATACACTATGGTATATGTTCTATCTGGGAAAATCGGGTATCTAAACTTTGACATGATACAATTATAGCATTTTGGGGTAGACACGGTATTGGTTAGATGGTATAATTATAGGATGAAAAATAACAAGTATAGAATTCAGACAATTATTGCCCTGTTCGTAATGCCTCTTGCAGTTACCAACCCAGCACAGGCTGCCCCAGTTGTTACACCTACTGTTGTTACAGCAAAGCCAGACAAGACAATGGAACTTCTAAAGCCAATCAAGCCTGTTAAGGTTGTTTACACAAAGAAGACAAGGCTCAAGCCACATGAACTAAAGGATATCCTACATGAGGTCGGATTCCGAGGAGAAGGTTTGAAGAAGGCGTGGGCAACTGCCATGAAGGAGTCTACAGGGCGACCACTAGCACACAATCGCAATAGCAATACAGGAGACAACTCGTATGGTCTGTTCCAGATCAACATGATTGGCTCACTAGGTCCTGCACGTTTGAAGCAGTTCGATCTAGACCACAACAAAGAACTGTTTGACCCATACACCAATGCCAAGATTGCATTCCACATGTCTAATGGTGGCAAGGATTGGTCAGCGTGGCACGGCATCACAGAGACAACACTGTCCTGGATGAAGAAGTTTCCCAAGTAAGGATAATTATGGACATCAATAACCTAGCAAACATGCGTCTATCTGACTTTGAGCAGATCGGCAAGGCGGAGTACAACAAGGGCTTTAGGGCTGCACTGGAGACAGTAACTAATCTATTAGACAAGCAAGTATGCGAAGACTTTCTCGCTGACGACGTATGTGACCACGATGGTTGCAGTAAGTTCTCGGCGTTGAGCCAAGGCATTATCACTGTTAAGAATAATATCCAATAAAAGTTCGGCGGTAAATAAGAGAACAAATACAAGACTCCGTCTTGACATTCTCTAGTATCCACCATATAATTAATATATCCAAATAACACTAAGGAAATATATGCTACCCCTAGTAGAAATTAACACTGAATCATTTTCGGCAGTAGTCCCAAATATTAACGATATGCCTGCTATGCGTCTTATGGCGATCCAACTTGCACAGAGTTTTGAATGGCAGTACGGCATGATGATGAATCTCTTGCGTGAGAACATTGCTCCCGAACTCCAGGACAAGTTTGATAATCTTAGTAATGCTGAGATGCAAAAAATTATTGTCCAATGGGTTGACAACGCAGCCTGGTAACGGTATACTGTATATATAAAGTTTCCGTTAAACAAAGGACAAACATGCAAACTTTCATGCCATTCAAATCTTTCTATCACACTGCCCAGGCATTAGACAATAAGCGTCTTAACAAACAAATCCTGGAGTGCTACCAAATCCTCAATGTCCTATCAAACGACGATCCTCATGCTGGATGGCGTAATCATCCTGCTGTCAAGATGTGGCGTGGCTTTGAGATGGGTCTATATCAGTACGCTATGGTCATGATTGAAGAGGCTGACAAGCGTGGTATCAAGACAGAGAACAACCTTCGTAATCTAGAGAACCTTAACGAGAGAGCGTACAAGGATTGGGGCTATGGTATGCCTCTCTGGATGGACGACAAAAAGGTTATGGCACGTGTGACAACTACACACAAAGCAAACCTATATCGCAAGGACCCAGAGCACTACTTTGAGTTCGCTACCGCCGTCGAAAACCCAAACAACAATCCATGTTGCGATCGTTGTAACTACTATTGGGTTGCCCACCGCCCAGACCTACTTAAGGAAGTTGCATAATGCCACTACATGTAGATATCCGTCTTAATGACAAAGTAATTGAAAGATTGCATATCGGCAGAATCTTAGGCACAGAAGAAGAAGATAGCGAGAATACTTATTTTGCTATTCTTGGAGAATATCCTGCGTGGGCTATGGAGTGGGCAGATGGTAGTTACTTTACCCACCGCTATGGCGATGGTGCACTAAAGTGCATTGAACGTGCTATTGCTGCAATTTATAATCCTGAACAGGATCTATCAGAAGAAAAGGTTAGCAAGATTTGGAATAGCCGTGGACACAATTGACGACATTTTAAAGGCAGTAGCCCTACTCGTTCGTAATGGATATACCGTTACCTATGAAGCACCACCAATTGGAAAAGCAGGTACTGGGGTTTATCTCCATGTCACCGACGAACTTAAGGAAAACAAGTGAGCGTAAACCAAGAAGCATTTGATGCTTACATGAAAATATCTCAAGAGATTGAGGACTCCCTTATTGCTGAGATGGGTCAAGAGGCATACGATGCAAGTCAGCATTGGGTAAACAACCCTCTAATTAGTCCTATTAGCAAAGTACACAACTTTGAAGAGCACGAAAAGTGGGTTCGTAAAGACCAGACTGAACGCATTATCAAACTGCTAGAAGATGAAAACAATGACGAGATGAGTATTGACTACCAGAGTTATCTTATCGCTCTTATCAAAGGAGAGAACAAGTGAAACAAATAACTAACAAACTATTTAACTGGGCATCAATTCTAGATGACAAAACACTTGAGCAGGCTAAGACAACTTCGTCAATGCCGTTTGTATTTCCACACCTAGCCCTGATGCCAGATGCACACCTTGGTAAGGGATCAACTGTTGGGTCAGTTATACCTACAGAGGGTGCAATTATGCCTGCTGCAATTGGAGTAGACATTGGTTGTGGAATGATGGCTATTAAGACCAATAAGACTGTAGATGATTTGGCTACCGTGGATCTTAAGGGATTGCGTGAAGCGATTGAGTCTGCCATTCCATTGTCAGCGTTCAAGCATAACCAGACTGTTTATCCAGACGCACTTGATGCTGCTGAAGAATTGTTAGAGGATGCACTAGATGCAGGATTTAATCCATCTGACTATGCTTCTAACTGGATGCACCAGATTGGTTCCCTTGGCTCTGGAAATCACTTTATTGAGATTACTAAAGATGAAGATGGATCTATCTGGCTATTCCTGCACTCAGGTTCACGTGGAGTTGGCAATAAGATTGCTACACATCACATTGCTGTTGCACAGGAATATGCAAAGAAGAACTTTATCACCCTTGCAGATCCAGATTTGGCATACCTTGTAGAAGGCACTCAGGAGTTTCACCGTTATATCCTAGAAATGTACTGGGCACAAAAGTTTGCATTCAAAAACCGTGACGTAATGATGAATCGTGTCAAGAAGGCATTCAAACAATATGCAGGGGATTTTGAAATCATTGAGGAGATTAACTGCCACCATAACTTTACTCAACTTGAGAATCATTGGAGCAAGGATTTATGGATTACTCGCAAGGGTGCTATCTCTGCCAAGGAAGGTGAGATGGGACTTATCCCAGGTTCGATGGGAACTGCATCATATGTTGTTGAAGGACTTGGCAATCGCCTATCATTCTGCACTGCACCACATGGGGCTGGACGTGAATACTCTCGTAATGAAGCACGTAAGACCTTTACAAAAGAGTCTCTAGATGCTATGATGGAAGGTATTGAATGGTCAAAGTCTGACGCATTCATTGATGAACATCCAAACGCATATAAGGACATTGACGTAGTAATGGAAGACGCAAAGGATCTTGTAAAGATTCGTCACACACTACGACAGATTATTAACATTAAGGGAGACTAATTAATGAACAAGAAACTAATTGCAGCAACACTAATTGCCCTAGCAGCAACTACCTCACTATCTGGTTGTGCTACCCAGGCAGATGGCGTATCCTACAACCTTTCGCAAGAGGCAGAGAAGTTCCAGGTATTGCGTAGGATCGTATTCTTCAACGGCATTACTGATAAGTATCTGCTGGAGTTGCAGGGGTATTGTGCAGTAGACACTGGTGACAACTCGGCATTGGCTGGGGCATTGGAAGTCACATGTATGACTGGACCAAATAAGTATAAGAAGCATTATCTTGGTCTAAGTGACAATGTGTCATACTTTGTTGAACAACTTGAAGCAAATAATGCAAAGGCTTTCCACTATCAGGTTAACTTCCATCCAGAAAACATTATTCCAGATATTTCAATTACTACTGAAGGTTAAAATGACGCTATACTATGTAAAACAAGATGACACCATTTGGGGTTGTGGAGACCCTGCGTGTTGTGGTGAATATTATGAAGAGATTGAAGAGTCTTTCGTGGAATGTACGTGTGGTATTCCTGAAAGGGATATGACCGCTGATCATCTGCATGTTTGCAATGGTGGTGGACCAGTTCTGGAATGGCGTAAGGCTAAGAAGAAGGAAGTTTTGGCATTCAGGGATGGCGAAACCAATATCTACTACGAGGCTTTTGAGAAGGGTATTGAGTTCCAGAAGAACGAAGACGCTCGTAAACTTAAGACCAAGAGAGACAAGACTATCCACGAACTTGTACACGAGGGCTATACCGTCATCGTTCAGGGTGCTGGGGCAACTGAGACTTACTATAAGGAAGAAGCATGATTGATTCATCAGATCAGGTAACTATTGTCATTACCAAGGTTATGTACGAGGGAGAGCCAAGCCACTGGGGTCTAGACGTTTCTCACAATGGGGAAGAACTAGGCAGTGGTACCGCACCGACTTTTGCTGGGATATACGACATGGGATACAGCATTATTGCTGGTGGCGATAAGCACAGCAACTGGGAAGTAAATCCCTGGACTACTTTTGACGCAAACGAAAGAAACAAATGAGCGACCTACTCCTAGTGTTCCCCGAAGTATCGGAAGACCTTGTATCTAATATGATGGTATCCATTACCAAGAAGATTGATCAGACTGGTAGTGAAATTGCTATCCAGGGATTCCTTGGTGGAGAGCACGGCTATGGTGCACACTACAAGAATGACGTGTTTGAGATGCGTCCATTCTATTGGGGTGA